GATGCCGTGTTCAAGCAGGGAGGGAAGTCCTTTGAAATCCCTTCGTAGCTTCTTCATGGGCCTCGTAGCCATGCTGGGCATCCTCTTCGGGGTCTACCGGTACGGCAAGCGGGTCCAGCAAGAGGAAAGCGCCGTTGCTGACCTCAAGGAAACCCTCGAAACCAAGGAAAGGATCGAGCATGTGGAAGCCTCTCCTGATCGCGATACTGCTGTTGAGCGCCTGCAGTCAAACGGCTGGGTCCGCTGACGTCATCTGCGCGATCCCGACCCCAGCATTCACCTCGGGAGAACTAGCGGCCCTCTCTGAGCAGACCATTGGCGAACTCGACCTGTTCGCAGAGCGATTCCGCGTCGCTTGCAGCCTCCCCTAGAGGCTCTCTCAGCGTCCTCACGGGCGCTGGGCACCCCTACATCCCCAAACGTGAGAGATAGGCCTCAGTGAGGCTTACAGGAGGCCCTATGGCTGCTATACCCGACACAGAGTTCCACCGGAAACTCCGAGCGGACTTCAAGGTGTTCCTTTGGTACGTCCACCAGTTCCTGAACCTGCCTGAACCGACCCCTCTGCAGTACGATATTGCCGACTTCCTACAGTACGGCCAGAAGCGTACCTGCATCCAAGCTTTCCGAGGCGTGGGTAAGTCCCACATCACCGCCGCATACGTCGTCTGGAGGCTCCTGAGGGACGCTGAGACGAAGATCATGGTGGTCTCGGCCTCCAAAGAGCGGGCTGATGCCTTCTCGACGTTCACCCAGCGCCTGATCTGGGAGATGGAAGGCCTCGAGTACCTGCGGCCCAGCGCCGATCAGCGTCAATCGAAGATCAGCTTCGACGTAGGCCCTGCGACAGCCTCTCAGTCGGCCTCTGTGAAGTCCGTAGGTATCACTGGTCAGTTGACCGGTAGCCGTGCTGACCTGATCATTGCTGACGACATCGAGGTCCTGAACAACGCCTTCACCCAAACCTCCCGCGACAAGCTGGCTGAGGCCGTGAAGGAGTTCGACGCGATCCTGAAACCACTCCCAACCAGTCGAGTGATCTTCCTAGGGACACCTCAGACCGAGGACAGCCTCTACACCAAGCTGCCTGACCGTGGCTACAACGTCTGCGTATGGCCTGCCCGTATGCCCGACGAGAAGATGCGTGAGGCCTACGGTGACACGCTGGCTCCCTACATCGAGTCTCTGCCCTACGGGGTGGGAGAACCGACCGACCCTAAGCGGTTCGACGATGCTGATCTGATTGAACGTGAGGCCTCCTACGGTAAGGCCGGGTTCGCGATGCAGTTCATGCTCTCGACCTCGCTCTCCGACATGGAACGCTTCCCTCTCAAGGTACGCGATCTGATCGTCATGGAGATCGACCCTGAGTCTGCCCCTCTCAAGCTGCAGTGGGGTCCCCTCGAGGACCGCGTGTATCGCGATCTGCCCTGCGTGGCCATGCGTGGCGACCGGATGTACCCTCCGATGAACGTGGGTGACATCATGTCCGAGTACACCGGCTCGATCCTCGCCATCGACCCCTCTGGTCGTGGTAAGGACGAAACGGGGTATGCAGTGGTGAAGATGATCAACGGCTACCTGTACGTGCCTGCCTGTGGCGGTCTGACCGGTGGTTACGACAAGGACACCCTCACGGAACTCGCTCACATCGCCAAGAAGCACAAGGTGAACGAGGTGATCTACGAGAGCAACTTCGGTGATGGTATGTTCGGGCAACTGCTTGGACCGATCCTCGCCAAGGTACACCCATGCACACTCGAAGAGGTCCGTCACTCCACCCAGAAGGAACGGCGTATCATCGACACCCTCGAACCGGTGATGATGAACCACAAGCTGGTCATCTCCCCTGAGGTGATCGAGAGCGACTACCGGACTGCCATGAAGTACGAGCAGTCTGTCCGTCAGGCCAAGATGCTGATCTATCAGATGACCCGCCTCACCGCAGAGCGTGGGTGCCTACGTCATGACGACCGTCTGGATGCTCTGGCCATCGCAGTGGCTCGCTTCACTGAGCAGATGCACCGGGACGAGGAACTCGGCATCCAACAGCAACGTGAAGATGCACTGGACGAGGAACTCAGACGCTTCATGGACAACGCTTCGGACCCCCTCGGTCGTCGTGGGACTCCCTCGGAATCCACTTGGATATCTGCTTATACATCAATGGGTTAAATTAGGGACCCCATATAGATAGGAGACCCCGGGTTTACCTTAGGTATATACCTCCTCATGGTACACCTAAGGTACACCTAGGGTACTCTACGTGATCACCCTAGGCAGGGACACTTAGTGACTAAACGATCACTTTGAGACACTCCGTTGGTGTCTACCTCCTAGTGTACCCTGAGTGTACTCAAGGTGTACTGTGTAGGGGGACCACCAAGCAAGATATCCCTGAGTGGACCCGCAGATACCCTGAGTGGACCCTGAGTGGACCCTGAGTGGACCCTGAGTGGACCCTGAGTGGACCCTGAGTGCTACTGCCAAGGGGGATGACCAAGCAAGTTAGCCCTGAGATACCGAGAGACACCCCGGGATACCCTGAGTGGACCCTGAGTGTACGCTGGAGGGGTCTGATTTTGGAACAAAAATTCAAGCGCCTTACAATACGTGAACCTTCCGCCCGGCCCCCCGTGGGGGTGCCTGTGGTCGCCCGAAAAGCCTCGAGGTGGGGGCAGGGTCACCGGTGGTGTGTCCCAAACACCCGCGAAACCCCATGAAACAAGGGCCGCGCCAGATGGTAAAGCATCACCGCAAGGTCATATGGGGGCGCATAGGGTGACATGGGGGTGACCTTAGGGCGCATAGGGTGACATGGGGGTGACATTAGGTCCGCTTCGGTCCTATCGGCGTCTATCTGTCTTCAGGCCTTTTGCGTTATAGTATAACACCGGCCACGCGCACACACACGCGCACCCGCAGGCACCCACACGCGCACCCACGCGCAGCCGGGCGCACACACACGCGCACACACACGCGCACACACGCACACGCGCGGGGGCGTGATCCACTCTTCGGATGAAAAGCGACCTCGAGTCCACCCAGGGCGCACTAGGGGCGAATCAGGTGATACGTTTTCGGGTGATTTGGCAGTGAAACGTGGGTGAAACGTGGGCTTGCGATAGAGTAAGGGTCGCAGATATGGGGCTATCCCGTTATTTTTTTGGTGGCACGATAGTCAAGAAAATAAGGGGTCTGAGCGATCCGCAGCAAGAAAAGTGATGATCAGGCAAAATAAATGCTTGCGATATCGTAATCCCCGTGCAACAAAGGCTCATCGAAACGACGCAGACAACGTCGGGACGGTCGGCGAAGGCCCTAGGGTCGAAGCCTGATCACAGACCTAAGTGACGCAGCGCGGCGAAGCGCATACCACGGTGAAGGTCATAGGTCGAAGCTCTTTATTACCGAAGGCACCGGACAATGTGCCTGCACCTACCAGCCCGACGCAGGGTCAGCAGATGCCACCTAGTGGACAACGCGAGCCGGACACTACGCAGCATAGCAGTAGCGATTGACACCTGCCCCACGGGACAGGCCCAGATATCGAGCCAAGCGGCGCGTCAGAATGTGTTTCGGTCCTACCTTGTCGCGGCCTAGTGCTGGTCGCCTGACGATGGGAAAGCATTCCCGAAACAAGTTACAACGAAAGGCTTACCCCATGATCATCAATGGCTTCACTTCCAAAGCATCCGCACTTCGCTACCTGCAGGCACAGGGTCACAAGTTCACCCGTCTGCTGTCTGCCCCTGAGAGTAACCCGAAGGTGGCCAAGAATGGCAAGCTTGGGGTCCTTGCGTCGCCCCTGCATCTTGCACCCTTCGACCTCTCTGGGTTCCAAGTGTGCCCTCAGGCTTCCGCCGGTTGTGCCGCTGCCTGCCTGCATACCGCTGGTAACCCTGCCTACATGTCGGGGAAGGACGCCAGCCGTAAGGACAAGACCCGCGCCTACTTCAAGCACCGTGACGCCTTCATGGCCCTTCTGGCTTTCGAAATCCGCGCCCTTCGCCTCAAGGCCCACAAGCTGAACATGGAACCCGCAGTGCGCCTTAACGCCACGTCCGATCTGCCTTGGGAAATCCGCAAGGTGACCATTGACGGGGAAACCGTGGGTCTGATGGATGCCTTCCCTATGGTGCAATTCTACGATTACACCAAGGTCACCAAGCGGGCCTTGGCCCATGCCGAAGGTCGTATGCCTGCCAACTATCACCTGACTTTCTCGAAGACCGAAGACAACGACGACGACGTGGTCCGCGTGATCCGTGTGGGCGGGAATGTCGCCATGGTCTTTGCCCCTTCCTCGTATCGTCGCGCCCTGACCGATGGGTCTATGCAGACGGGCTTTGGGTATTCCATCCGCGTCATTGACGGTGACGCCCACGACTACCGCCCTGCCGACCCGAAAGGTTGCGTGGTCGCCCTCAAGGCTAAAGGCGACGCTCG